TCAAACACTTGTACAGAATTTTGTAGCTATAGAAGGTCAAACAGATTTTGAACTAGATTTTGTTCCTAATAGTGTTAACGACTTTGAAGTATTTGCAGCAGGAACTAGACTAAGAAAAACAAGTCTAGAAAAATTTGTTATAGGTGCAGAACTAGATTCTCCAGAAGGAGATGTTACTCTTGCTCCAGAATTTACATTAGACGGTAGTACACTAGTACTTGCAAATGCAATGGCTGACAAACAAAAAGTAACAATTGTAAGAAGAGTAGGACAATTATGGGGACCACAAGGTACTCCAATTAAAGATTTGAAAAATGATATAGGTAATTTCTTACGCGGAAGCATAAGTAAGTTGCCCGAATAAATACACTAGTAGGAGTGAACAAACCGATGATAAATGAAAATAGTGGCGTGTATTTACAAGGACACATAAAGATACATAATCCTGAAACAGGAGAAGTTCTTGTTGATAAAAAGAATGCTATACACTACGAAAATATGAGTATAGCACTAGCAGAAAGTTTAGGTAACGCAGGTCAAGGACCTATTGCTGAAATGAGCTTTGGTAATGGCGGAACTAATGTTGATCCTACTGGCATTATTACATACCTTACTCCTAATAGCACTGGTACTAATGCAGGTTTGTACAATCAAACGTTTACAAAAATTGTAGACGACAGAAATAGAAACAACATTGATCCTACTAGAAATAAAATAGAAACTCGCCACTTGAATGGCACAAACTATACTGATATTTTAGTTACTTGTCTACTAGATTACGGCGAACCTAACGGACAGGATGCGTTTGATACTGCTACTGATCAAAATGCACTTTATGTATTTGACGAACTAGGATTACGTAGTGCAAGTTCTACAGGTAATTTAGGAGAAGGACGACTACTTACTCACGTTGTTTTTCACCCTGTGCAAAAGTCATTAAACAGACTAATACAAATTGATTACACTGTAAGGGTACAAAGTCTTAGCGGAGGTAATTCATAATGCCTTATACAGTAAGATTTACAGATAATATCAACAAAGGCGAATTAATTGTTGAAGATAGAGAAATTAATTCCGATACAAGTTTGAGATTTCCTGGTAGACAAAGTACTAGCTATGGACAAGATATTGCAGAAAACTTTCTACATTTGTTAGAAAACTTTGCAAGTGCTAATCCTCCAAGTAATCCAGTTGAAGGTCAAACATGGTATGACAACAGCCCTGGTATTGATCAACTTAAAGTATACGACGGTACAAATTGGGTTGCTAGCGGCGGACTTAAAAGAAGTGACAACCGTCCTGATATTGCAAACAGTGTAAAAGGCGACCTTTGGGTAGATACAGATAACCAGCAGCTATATTTAAACAATGGCGGTGCATGGATACTTGTAGGACCAGAATTTAGCCAAGGTCTTGCATCTGGTATGCGAGCCGAACAAATACTTGGCACAGATGATAGGACATATACTATCTTAGTCATTGATTTAAACAATGCTCCAATTGCAATTATTGCACAACAAGAATTTACGCCTAAAATTAGTATCCGAGGTTTTACAACACTAAAGCCAGGTTATAATTTAAGCACTAGAAATTTTGAAAATGGTGTTCCAAAATACAATGGCACAGCACAAAATGCAGAAAATCTAGTAGTTGGATCTGACAATGTTCCATCTACTTCATTTTTAAGAGGAGACGTTGACAGTACAGGAACAGGTATTCTACGAATTAAAAATAATACTGGTGTAGTTGTAGGTGCAAACGGGCAGTTAGGACTAGGCGCAAGCTCAGAAAGAGCATTACTAAGAAGTAATTTTGCAGGGTCTAGTTTAGACATAGAAGTTAAACCCGCAGGCAGCAACAGTTATTCTACAGCTATTCGTGCAAAAAGTGATTTGACTGTAGGTATAGCAACAGGAGATCCACAAACCACATTAGATGTTAATGGTAGTATTACAGCAAGACAACGTGCAATTATTGATAGTACTGATCTTGCAGACACAGCATTTAATGATGATTATACAAGTGGTGCATTAGTAACATCAGGCGGTGCAAGCATTGCAGGAAATTTAAAAGTTGCACAAGAAGCAACTTTTGCGTCAGATATTAATATAGCAGGTAATATCACAGTTAATTCGGAATTATTGCAAAACCAATTGCCGAGCATAAGCGGATTCAATGAAATATCTGCTACAACTTTTAGAGGAAACTTTATTGGTACAGTAAGTGGAGGCGTCGACGGAGCCGCTAGCACAGCATCTAGATTGACAAGTAAAACAGAATTTAGAATGATCGGAGATGTAAGCTCGGAAAGCTTTTTCTTTGACGGAGCCGATCAGTTAGAAAAAACATTTGACACTACCCTATCTCCTGCTTTTATTACAGATAAACCTAGTGTTACAGAGATACAAAACGGCGACGAAATACTAATTAACAGGACAACTGGTGAAGCAGGGTTGTATAGAATTACACAACAAAATTTAGTTGCAACGGTTCCAAAAAATCCAGTTGGTATGATCGTTCCGTTTGCAGGTCCAATTCCGCCTTTAGGTTGGTTAATATGCGACGGAAGCGAAGTACAAATTGCAGTGGCACCAAAACTTTTTAATTTAGTAGGATATAGCTTTAAGGCTGCGGAATTATTAACCAACTCAAGTGCAACACACTTTGCATTACCAGATTTTAGAGGAAGATTTTTACTCGGTGCAGACAATATGGGAGGATTGCCAGCTAATAGAGTAACAAATATTAATGCAGATATCATAGGCGGACAAGGCGGTACACAAAATAAAACAATTAAGAAAGCAAACTTGCCTGCACACGATCACAACTTACTATCTCCCGGGGGCATACAACACTACGCTATTAGAGATGATCTAGCAGCACCAGCAGATGCAGCAAATAATATTATTGAATTGAGTATTCCTACAGGAGATGTCAATGTTTCCGGTATTCCTTCATCAGGGCAGATTAGAGATGGCGGACCAAACGGAAATGACCAATACAATACCGTAGACGGCGAAGCAGTAGGTGCAGCACTAGACGTTATGCCGCCATATGCAACTATTAACTATATCATATTTGCGGACAATGTTTAAGGAAAAATAAATGGCATACCAGGTAAACAAAACAGACGGAACACTACTAGTAGATTTAATTGACGGCATATTAGATACAGATTCAACTGATTTAAGTCTAGTAGGAAGGAATTACAAAGGTTATGGCGAAGCATTTAACGAAAACTTTGTAAAACTACTAGAAAACTTTAGCAACCCAAACGAACCTACTAATCCGTTACGTGGCCAAATTTGGTATGATACAAGCGAAAACAAATTAAAAGTTTTTGATGGCGAAAGTTTCCAAAGTGCAGCAGGTAGTTATATTACAGAACTAGAACCTGCCGGAGCGATTGTTGGCGACACTTGGTATGATACATCCAAGAGTCAATTTTTCTTGTATAACGGCACAGAATGGATATTAATCGGACCGCAGTACAATAGAAACCAAGGACAAAGTGGTATTTTTGCTGATACAGTATTTGATACAGGTCTACGACCTCGTACTGTTCTTAAAGTATTTGTAAGAGACGCACTACAAGCTGTTATAAGTGGCGGAGAAGATTTCAATCCTAACCCATTGCCTGATAATATTATCAGCGGATTAATTACAGATGATAATCCTGCCGGAACTATCAAGAGAGGTGTAAACATTATACCTAGCGCAAGCGGCGTAATTGACGAATTTAAATTTCGAGGAACAGCACTTAACTCAGAAAACTTGGTCAGTGCTGTAGGCGAGATTATTCCAGAATCGAGATTGTTAAAAAACGACGAAGATGGTGTTGTCCAAGGTAGTTTAGAATTACAAAGTAGTCAAGGATTAACTGTCGGAGTCAACGGCGAAACAAGACATATTATTTCAGGCGGTTATAGTATTGTTAACACTAGAGCAGGACAAGATTTTAACATTATTGTTAACTCCAGTGCAGGTGATTTAACAGACCTATCACAATCAAACGCTTTTATTATTAAAGCAAACACACAACGAGTTGGTATTTTTAACAGTAATCCGCAGTATAATCTAGATGTAACTGGAGATTGCAGAATTACAGGCAATCTTGTTGTTGAAGGAGACAGTGTAACAACTAATGTTGAAACTGTTGAAGTAGAAGATAAAAATATTGTACTAGGTAATGTAGATACTCCTACAGACTTAACAGCAGCAGACGGTGGATTTACACTAAAGGGAGACACTGATAAAACCTTCCAATGGAATGCTAGTGGCGGAAACTGGACATCAAGTGAAAATATTGATCTTGCTCTAGGTAAAACATTTAAAATTAATACAAATGATGTTTTATCTACAACTACTTTGGGTACAAGTGTTGTAAATAGTAATTTACAAAATCTTGGCACATTGGCACAATTAAATGTTGACACAACTAGGATTGACGGTAGCACACTTTCAAGAACAAGTGGTACAGGGTTTACTATTAGTGTAGGTGGCGACATAGTTGTTTCTAACAGCAAAATCACAGGCCTTGCAAATCCTACAGATGCAGGCGATGCAGCTAACAAATCCTATGTTGACACTCAAAATTTAACCCAACGACTTGTGTTTGCTCATGATACAACGGGATGGGGCGGCTCTACAAATGATAATTTAATTACATTGCTAGAAGAACTTTATCCTGCTAGCCAAGCTGCCAACGGTAAAGAAGCTAGGATTGCATGTACATTCTATGGAACGCAAACAAGTGATCCTATCAACGTTGCAGGATCAACCAATGTAACAACAGTTGATGTCGAACCAGTAGGCGGAGTAGGCGATCCAGTGACAGTTGTACAAGGTGTAAACTTACCAACTGCACTTACAACAACAGTAACACTTTCAGTTTCTAGGGAAACAAGAGCATTTATAATTAGTAACGGTTCATGGATAGTAGATACAAGCCCTGCTCCATAATCGAATAAATACAACAGTAGACATATTAGGGGAAGCACACGATGGCTTATCAAATTGATAGATTTAATAGAACTCCGCTTACAACAGTAGAAGACGGGACTCTAGACGAAACAACAGACATCAAGTTTGTTGGTAAGAACTATGCAGGATATGGAGAAATTCACAACGAAAACTTCTTGTTCTTGCTAGAAAATTTTGCAGGCGCAAACGAACCGCCAAAACCAGTTAGTGGTCAAGTTTGGTATGATGCAGGCTCTGACAGAATGAAGTTTAGAGACAGCAACAATAGCTGGAGAACAATCGGCGGCGCTGAAACTAGTGCAACACAGCCTGCAGGGCTTGCTGAAGGCGACTTTTGGTGGGACACTGCAAATGATCAACTATATGTCTATAACGGTACAGAATTTATCCTAATTGGTCCACAAGGCGCAGGCGAAAACCAAACACAAATGGTAAGCCGCACTGTACTAGACACTAATGATGTTGCAAGACCTGTTATTGTTAGTATTGTTAATAACGTTCCAATCACTGTTTATTCCCCAACAGAGTTTACTATCAAGAGCGTTAGCGGAAACACTATCGAAGGCTTTACAACAATTCGTCAAGGTGTAACCCTAAAGAATACTGAAAATGCTACAGGCGAAACATCTACTGATTACAGATTCTGGGGTACTGCTACTGATGCAGACAGACTACAAGGATTTTCAGCAGGAGATTTTGTAAGAACAGATAGCCCAACATTTGCACAACTTATCGAATCTGATTTAGGTATACTTGTAAATAGTGTGTTTAGTTTTGCAGTAGAACCAGGAGCTGGCGGTGATCAAAACTACGGTGTTATTAAAAACATCAGCGGTGCAAACAACGATATAAAATTTATAACTCTAAACGGTCAAAGCCAAGAAACACACATGATGTCTTTAAATGCTACAGGCTTAGAACCAGGTGCA